AAGACGCTCGAACAGACGCTGAAGAAGAAGGCTACAAAGACGGTATGAAGGACGAAAAAGAGGACTTGAAAGAGGACGAACGTACGGATGCTGAGGAAGAAGGCTACTTAGATGGCGAAAAAGACGAGAAAGAAGACGAAGACGATAAGATAGACGATGAAGAAATCGATCTAGAAGATATGTCAGAAGACGACTTAAAAGGATTCATTGAGGATGTTATTAAAGATTTAGTAGCAGACGGAACAATTGAAGCAGGTGATGAAGCAATGGAAGATGAAGAAGACGTTGTAGATATGGACGACATGGAAAATGTTGAAGATGTTGAAGATGTAGATGTTGAGATAGAATTAGATGAAATGACTAAGAAAGAAAAAGCTGAAGGTGATGATCGTAAAAAAGACGATAAAATCGAAGCTGAAACTGAAAAAATGAGATTTAAAGAAGCATTAGATGAAATCAATGCTCTTAAAGTTGAATTAAACGAAGTTAATTTACTTAATGCTAAATTACTCTACACAAACAAAGTTTTTAAATCTAAAAACCTATCTGAAGACAAAAAAGTTAAAGTGTTAAAAGCATTTGACAAAGCGTCAACAGTAAAAGAAGCTAAAGTTATTTTTGAAACATTAAACGAAGGTTTAGTATCAAAAACAGAAGCTATTGCAAGACCAAAAGGTAGTGCATCAAAAGCAACTGGAACAATAACTGAAGCTAAAAAACCAATAATTGAATCAAACGATGTTTACGATAGAATGCGTAAATTAGCTGGTTTAATTTAAAAAACAATTAATTTAATTAACCTTAAAAATTTAAAAAAATGAGCTTAAATACTCTTTTAGAAAGCGCAAACCCATACCACTCAGTACAGAGTGATGCGGCCAAATTGGCAAATAAATGGGAAAAAACAGGTTTATTAGAAGGCCTTCAAGGATCAAATAAATCCAACATGGGGATTATTCTAGAAAACCAAGCAAAACAATTAGTAGTAGAAGAATCTAATACTGGCGGTGGTGCTGGTTCTGGTACTTTTACAGCAGGAACAGGTGCTCAATGGGCAGGTGTTGCTTTACCATTAGTAAGAAAAGTATTTGGACAAATCGCAGCGAAAGAATTCGTTAGTGTTCAACCAATGAACTTACCTTCTGGTCTTGTATTTTATCTAGATTTCCAATATGGAACTAATAAAGCCCCTTTTGGAGCTAATGAGTCTCTATACGGAAATGCTGGAACTAACCCATCAACTGCTCCATTTGGAAACACCAATGCAGGTGGTCTTTACGGTGCAGGGAGATATGGTTACTCAATTAACCTAACTTCTTCTGTATTAGCAAACGCTGCTATTAGTTCAGGATCTGCAACTAACGAAGATGTATGTTTCGATTCTGATTTTACAGGATCTGTAGCTGCAGGACCTCAAGATATTGCTGGTGTTGCAAAAATAACAGTATTAACTTCTTCTATCGATGCTAACTTCGATCAAGAAGCACTAAAAAGTTTCTACCTAATTGGTTCAAACGCTCCAGCTATCTCTGCTCAGTACCCACAATTTACTAAATTTGCTTCTAACGGTGCAGATCTAGAATTTATCGTACCAGCATTTAGTATCGTACCAGGAACTGATTCTGCTTTATCTTATTCATTAGCTCCATTGGACAATGAAAGAGGTGATTTCGAAGACGGAAACAACAACTTGAATGGTCAAAATACTCCAATCAAAATTCCAGAAATCAACGTACAGATGCAATCATCTGCAATCGTTGCTAAAACTAGAAAATTGAAAGCAGTATGGACACCAGAATTTGCACAAGATTTAAATGCATACCACGCACTAGATGCTGAAGCTGAATTAACTTCTATCTTAAGTGAGTACATTTCATTAGAAATTGACTTAGAGATTTTAGATATGTTAGTTGAGTCTGCTGCTGCTGGAACAGAAATATGGTCTGCACAAAACAATGTATCTATTACTGGAACAGGTAATGGAACATTCTCAAATCTTGGATTCTATAATTCACAAGGACAATGGTTCCAAACATTAGGAACTAAAATCCAAAAACTAAGTAACATCATTCACCAGAAAACTCTACGTGGTGGTGCTAACTTTATGGTAATTTCTCCAACAATCGGTACAATCCTAGAATCAATTCCTGGATATGCTGCTGATGCTGATGGTGATGTATCAAAATCTACTTACGCATTTGGTGTACAAAAAGTAGGTGCATTCAACGGAAGATATAAAGTATACAAAAATCCTTACATGACAGATAACTGCATGTTATTAGGATTTAGAGGTGCTCAATTCCTTGAAACTGGTGCTGTATTTGCTCCATACATTCCATTAATCATGACTCCATTAGTATACGATCCAGAAACTTTTACACCTCGTAAAGGTTTAATGACTCGTTACGCTAAGAAAATGGTACGTCCTGAATTCTATGGTAAGATTATGATTAACGGTCTTGATACTCTATAGTATTTAGATTAACATAATTTAATAAAATTAACCCGGTCTTTGACCGGGTTTTTTTTTACTTCTCATATGTATAATAAAATGCGTTATACCAAAACTATATTTATCTCTTTATATAGCTATATCAATAATTTACGGTTTTTTAACGTATTTACTACGGTTACATTCACTGATAACATAACCCTTAATCTTAAGAATTTATGGCAAGTAAGCACCATACGGACGATGTATATCGCCCTAAAAGAATTCCAAAAAACCCAATTAAATTCAAACTCCAACTTAATGACGAACAAAAAGAAGCAAAAGCAATTATACTTGAAAACACTATTACCCTTTTAGGTGGAAGTGCAGGTAGTGGAAAAACATTACTAGCATGTAATGTTGCTTTAGATGGATTGTTACGAAGACAATATGATAAAATTATAATCACTAGACCTACAGTATCAAAAGAAGAAATAGGATTTCTACCTGGTGATTTAAGAGAAAAAATGGACCCCTGGGTTCAACCTATTTATCAAAATTTCTTCCAACTGTATGATAAAGTTAAAATTGAAAAACTTATTGAAGATGGTAAAATAGAAATTGTACCTGTATCCTTTATGAGAGGTAGAACATTTTTAGATTCAATGATTATTGTTGATGAGGCACAAAATGTTACTCATGAACAGATGGAAATGATTACTTCACGTTTAGGATTAAGAAGTAAAATGATGGTGTGTGGTGATGCTCAACAAACAGATTTAAAGAAAAAATCAGATTCCGGGTTTAAATTCTTATATGCTGCTGCTAGAAAAATTAAAAATTTAGAAGCAATTACTTTAACTACAAACCACAGGAATGAAATAGTTGAAGATTTATTAGAATATTACCAAGAGGCAATTGATAAAGGAATATCGATTACTACTTCTGGTTCATATAATTATAATAATAGAAATTAGTACCATATTTATAATAAAATAATAAAATGGCAGCATGTGTAACTAGTGGATCCTTAAAAGTCCTTATACAAGAAAGTATAACTTTACCAAATAAAAACGAAGAAGTTTGTATTAATGAAGTTACAATACCTGGTATAAACCAAACAGTAAGAAGAGTAGATACAATTTCAACTACATTCAGTAGTAGTGGAGTTGAAATCTTAAGATTTGTTGATTCTGAAGAACAACAAACAGCAGGATCCTTTGTAAGAGATACAGTTAAATATATGAGATTTACTAATTTATGTTCATCTAATTTTGTTTCTCTTTATTTAATCCAAGATAGCCCAAATGCTCAAAACCCAAATACAACTGATTTTGGTTCAGGTGATGATGGTTTATTTAAACTAGACCCAGGTAAATCAATGGTATTTTCTAATGGACAGTTTGATAGTAATAATTACTATGATTATGTTGTAGAAGGATATGTTGATGAACAATATATTGGTGGTTTTGCCTCATTAACATCAATAAAAGCAAAAGCAGATACTAAAGATATCCAAATAGAATATTTTGTAGCTTCTTCTTAATATTTATAACAAAATTAAATTAAATAAAAATGGCATTAACATACAGATCAGTAAAAGGTTCAGCATTAACAATTGACGAACTAGATGATAACTTTAGACATTTTACAGGATCACACCCTATAGAAGGTGACTTAACAATTACAGGTTCAATAACAGTTTCTGGATCAAAAAACTCAGTATTTGATATTGACTTATTTGATTTAGTAATTACAGGTGGATTAGATGTATCTAGAGATGTAGTTGTTGGAGATGATTTAACTGTAGTGGATGAAACCACATTAAAAAAAGAAACAACAATTGGTTATCAAGATTTTTCAAATTATGACTTTTCTTACCAATTAAATGTTACAGCATCTGTAAATTCTGATAAATCAGCACGTTTTGATGGTGGTATAGAAGTAACAGGTTCATCATTATTAGTTGGTTTACCAACTTCAGATCCTGGCGTTGCTGGAGGCCTATGGGTAGATGCATCAGCTAACTATGTTATTAAAGTATCTCAAGGATAATATTAAAGCTACATAAAAAAAATTAAGGGCTCATATTGAGTCCTTTTTTTTCATATTTATAATAAAATATAGATTATGAATATACCTATTTGGGCTGGTTCAAGTTCATTCGCACCCGGAGAAACACCTTTTGGTTTTTATGATAATGATGCTGAATTTAGAAGAGATGCAGATAAAGTAGCTGTTTTCTGTGCAAACAGATTGGGTTATCCTTTAGTAGACATAGAACTTCAATCTGGTTCTTTTTATACTGCATTTGAAGAAGCGGTAACTATGTATGGAAATGAAATATGGGCCTATATAGTTAGAGATAATTTTTTAGATTTAGAAGGTATTTCAATATTTGAAGAATTAAATGAAACTATAATAACACCAAGTTTTAAACCTATTATAAAACTAACTCAACAATATGCTGATGAAGCAGGAGTAGGAGGTACAATCCCTTGGTATTCAGGTTCTTTTGATTTAACTAAAGGCCAACAAAATTACAGTTTTGAAACATTTATGTCAGCTAGTGGGTTTACAGGGTCTGCTTATTCCGAAGGAATAGAAATTAAACGTGTATTTTACCAAGAACCAATCCCCGCATCTGATTTATATTTAGATCCATATAATGGTTTTGGTTTTGGAGGTGCAATTGCTGCCGGAATGGTGGGTGTAGGAGGATTTGGTGGTGATATGGGATTTTTAATGATGCCCCTAAGCTATGATATGCAAGTAATTCAATCAATCGAAATGAACCAACAAGTTAGATGGTCAAATTATAGTTTTGAAATACATGCTAATGATCTTAAAGTATTTCCAGTTCCAGAACAAAGTGGAAAAATTTGGTTTCAATATATTTTTGAAAAAGATAGAGGAGGGGTAAAATGTGCCACAGATCAAGTTAATAATGTAGGTAATGCTAATTTCCAAAACCCGAAATATAGTTTAATCAATTCTATTGGTAGACAATGGATATTTGAAATGACACTAGCTATTGCTAAAGAAATGTTAGGGTATATTAGAGGTAAATATACAAGTATACCAATTCCAAATGCTGAAGTTAATTTAAATCAAGGAGATTTAATAGCAGCGGCAACAGCCGAAAAAACAGCATTATTAGAAAGATTAAGAGCTTATCTTGATGAAACTTCTAGAAAAGCCCTATTAGAAAGAAAGGCACAAGAAGCAGAATCTAAAATGGTAGAATTACAACAAGTCCCTTGGACAATTTTTATAGGATAATATATGGCAATGTTTACAGGACAGAGGGATGTTTCTCTGGTAAGAAAATTAAATAGAGAATTGATGGGTAATATTATTACCCAACAATGTGCTTTGTATCAATTTAAATTAGAAGAAACTAAAGTAAACATATATGGTGAAGCCGCTGGATCTAAATTTTATAACGGTCCTTTTCTATTTAATGTTTTAATAAATAGATCTAATGAAGAATTTGGTGAAAATGAAGAAGGAATTCAATTTAACCAACCTATTGAATTTTATTTTCTTAGAGATGATTTAGTAGATGCTGATATAGTACCTGAAGTAGGTGATATTATTTTATATCAAACTTCTTATTATGGTGTACAAAGCACAATATCTAACCAATACTGGGGTGGCAAAAACCCAGATTACCCTAATAATGATTCAGATGGTACACCCAACCCATTAAATCCTGGTTTGGATCAATTTGGTAATAATTTATCAATATTAGTATCAACTTATTATATACCAGCAGATAAAGTAGCAATTTCACCATATCTAGAACGAATGTAATGAGCAAAATTAGAAAACCAATACCAAAAACCCAAAGACAATTAAGTGTTGAACAGCAAACTGCTTATGACACTGAAAGAGGTAATCCTAATGCTAGAATTAACCCTAATGAATCAGAAACGGGAATAGATTTTAATAGATCTACAAAACTAAGCTTTAAAGAAGATTCTACAAAACCATTTTCAATAGGTATACAAGATCTTGATGAGGCTGTATTTTATTATTTTAAAAATGTAATCAAACCCTTTGTATTCCAAAATGGAGAAAGAAGAAATGTTCCAGTAATATATGGTTCACCTGAAAGGTGGAAATCCTTTCAACGTGATGGTTATTATAGAGATAAAAATGGTGCTATAATGTTACCTATTATTGTCTTAAAACGGGATACATTAACTAAAGATAGAACAGTGTCTAATAAGTTAGATGCTAATGGGGTAAATTTATATGGATCATTCCAAAAAAAGTACAGCCCAGATAATTTTTATAATAATTTTTCTGTACTAAATAATAAAAAACCTGTAAAAGAACACTATGCAGTAGCTATGCCTGATTTTGTAACATTAGAATATAGTGTTATTATTCAGTCCTATTATATGGAACAATTAAATAAAATTATAGAAGCTTGTGAATATGCCTCAGATGCTTATTGGGGTAATCCAGAAAGATTTAAATTTAGAGCTTTTATTGATTCTTTTTCAACTGAAACTTCTTTAACCCAAGGTATGGATAGATTAGTAACAGGAACATTCAAAATCCAATTAAGAGGATATATTATACCTGATACAATCCAAAAAGAAATGCATTCAATTCAAAAATGGAATTCTAAATCTAAAGTTACAATTAATTTTGAAACTACTAGTAATGTTGATACATTCACTCAAGAAGTAAGAACTTTACCTGATGGACAAACTAGGGAAGAATAGTGTGGAGTTTGTTAAATAGTTATGTATATTAAGGTTACTAGAAATTAACCGCAGTTATAAAATATTAAATGAAAAATACACCTAAGATATTTGCTCATGGTAGTTATATAGGAACTACAGGCTATGCTAACCACACTCGGTTTTTTTACAGAGAATTATCTAAATTACACCCCTTAAAAATCAGAAATTATACAGTAGGGAAATCTTGGGATGGTCATAGTGAGGAACCTCATAATAATGAAAAATATTTAGATTCTTTAGATAAACAACTTTTGTGTGAACAATCTTTATGGGATGAAAAAAGAATTTTAAATCACCACCCAATGTATTCATCTTATGGTTTAGATTTTGACCATAATGTAAATATTATTTTAAATGAAACAGCACACCATTTTTATTACCAAAATTATGATGGTCCTAAAATAGCATATAACGTATGGGAATCAACTAGACAACCTGATGATTTTTTTAATAAATTAAAGGAATATGACCAAGTATGGGTTGCTTCCAATTGGCAAAGGGATTGTACTATTGAACAAGGTATGAAACCTGAAAAAGTAAAAGTTATACCTGAAGCAGTTGATGGAGAAATCTTCCACCCAAACCCAGAATCAACCCTTCCTGAATATGAAGATGGTAGGTTTAAATTTGTTATGTTTGGTAGGTGGGATTATAGAAAAGCAACTAAGGAAATTATTGAATCCTTTTTAGAAGAATTTCATAAAGATGAACCTGTAGATTTAGTTTTATCTATAGATAATATGTTTGCTAAAGATGGGTTTGATACAACTGAGAATAGACTTAAAAATTATAATTTAGAAGATTCAAGATTAAAAATAAAACACTTTCCTACTCGAGAAGAATATGTAAAATACCTCCAAAAAGGTCATGTGTTTTTATCTTGTGCTAGAGCAGAAGGATGGAATTTACCTTTAATTGAAGCGATGGCATGTGGTACTCCTTCTATATATTCAGATTGTAGTGCTCAATTAGAATTTGCAAAGGGAATGGGATTACCCGTTTCTATAAAATCAATGTCTGAAGCTAAAAGGGGTGAATATAGTAGCTTTTCTCAATCTTTTTTAGCGGGTGAGTTTTATGAACCCGATTTTGAGCATTTGAAACAACAAATGAGAGATGCTTATGTTAATTATAAAAAACATAAAAAAATAGCACTAGAGGAATCTAAAATCATTAGAGAAAAATTTACTTGGGAAAATGCTGCTAAAATAGCTAGCAATGAAATATCTAGTTTTTTAACTAACCTTCCCGAAAATAAAATAGAAATTAGTTTTAATTTAGGTCCCAAAGTTGAAATTAAGGGGCATAATAAGGAAAAATATTTTGTTGAATTTATAGACAGTTCTACTAATAAAGTTATACATTCTTCTACTATTACAAATAATATGTGGACTAAATGTAATAAATCCTATTTCATCCCGTGGATTATAAAAATAAATGGAAAAACTGTACATACCTTTGATTTAAAAGATAAAATAGTTAAAATTAACTTTGAATCAAAAGCTTTAGGAGATACTTTAGCATGGACCCCTCAAGTTTTAGAATTTTATAAAAAACATAAATGTAAAGTAATAGTTAGTACCTTTCATAATGAATGGTTTAAAAATCTCCCAGAATATAAAGACATTAAATTTATAAAACCTGGAGATCCTTATAATTCCTATGCTGTATATCAAATAGGATGGTTTAAAAGTAGTGAAGGTGATTGGAAAAACTTTGATCATCATAAAACACAAGTAAATACTATCCCCCTTATTCAAGCAGCTACTGATATTTTAGGTTTGCCTTATAAGGAAGTACATTATGGTATAGATTTTACCCCTAAAAAAAGACCAATTAAAGGTAAATATATTTGTATTGCCCCTAGAGCAACATCAGGATTAAAAGAATGGCCATACGAAAATTTTAGATCCTTAGCTAAAAAACTTCAAAGTGAAGGATATAAAGTAATTAATATATCAAAAGAGGGTTTTAAGGGGGCTAACATAATAGATAAAAAGAATCTAAAATGGGAGGATACATTAAACTATTTATACCATGCAGATTTATTTATTGGATTAGGTTCAGGTCTATCTTGGCTTAACTGGGTATTAAATAAACATACGGTTATGATTAATAATTTTATCCCACATGGGTTTGAATTTACTCATAATTTAACTAAAATAGAAAATAATTCTGTATGTAATAATTGTTGGGTTAGTTCTAAGCATGTGTTTGATCCTGGTAATTGGGATTGGTGTCCTGAAAATGAAGGAACACAAAATCAACACATATGCCAAAAATCTATAACTACAGATGTAGTATACAATAAAGTATTAGAAATTTTAAAACCAAAAAAAAAACCTAAATTTACTTGGATAACAGGAGGTAATGAAAGTTACTTACCTATGATAGAAGTATTAGCTAAAAGCTTACTCAAATATTCTGAATATAAACTTATAGTGTATGGTTTTAATTGTGATTCCTTAATTGATTTACCTAATGTAACTAACAAAAGAATTAATTATAATCCTAAGCCCACTATAAACTCTACACACGAACCCGATCTATTTAGTAAAGATTATTCTATATACTTTGCTAAGTACCTAGCAAGTATAGATTCATTAGAAGAAAATTATGATAATTTTGCATGGATTGACGGTGACGCCTTTGTAACTGAAAACATAGATAATTCTTTACAGTATTTATCATCTTTAAAAAATTATCCCTTATTTATGAAATATTTTCATGAAGATATTAACCAATGGAGATATCATAAAGGTATAAAATTAGAAGGGAATTATGGTAATGAATTAGCTTCTATAAAGAATCTAAAACGAAACCCAAATAATAAATTAATAGCAACCGGGTTTTATTTTTACAATAAAGAAAGTAAATCTTTTTTTGAAAAATGTTTAGAATGGAATAAAGAATTAGACCAATATTCAATTAAAATTTACACCGATGATAATGCATTTTCAGAAGAGAGAGTAGCCAATAATATATTATGGGACGAAAATAAAAAATTAGATTTACCTATTACATGGAACAATTATTATAGTTCAAAAGATGAAACTTTAGTTAACTCTTATTTTTTAAAACAAGGATTTGATGTAATGTATGATAAACTTTCTCTTCAACCCTATTTTATCCATGGTCCTGATCCTTCAGTTTCACCTAAAAATGCTAATACATTAAATAAGGCATTCCAAGATTACCAACTAAAAAAATTAATGATAGTTGCTCATCCAGATGATGAATTAATATTTGGCGGTGCTGAATTAATAAAACATGGTCCAGAATATAAGGTTATTTGTCTTACTAATAAATCTAATGATATTAGAAGTAAAGAATTTGAACAGGTAATGAAAAAATTAAATGTAGGTTCTTGGGAGATTTTTAACCATAAAGATGATTTATATAACCCTCCCAAAAAGTATGATATTGAATCTATATTATTAAGTAGACAATGGGAAAAAATAGTAACACATAATCCTATAGGTGAATATGGACACCCACAACATAAGGCTGTATTTAATTTTATTAAAGAATATATTGATAAAATTATTTTAAAAGATATATTATATGTTTTTGGAAAATCCAATACTAAACTAGATAAAAATATTTTGAATACCAAAAAAGAATTACTTACATTATATAAGTCTGAACAATCTATTATTAATCAATTATTAACTAATACTGGTGATTGGTTTAAGAGTAGTAATAATAATATTAATTATATAGAACATGAATGTATCGAAAAATATGATGTTAATAAAAATAAAGATAACTATATAGAATGTTATGAAAAATAAAAATTTAATTATTATTATATGTTATTGTGATACAGAACAAAAATTAAAATTGTTACATAACATGATTAATCGAATTAAAAACGAATTTGATATATTAGTAGCATCACATTCTCCTTTACCTATTTCAATCCAAAATGATATAGATTATTTAGTATATGATAAAAGTAATCCTATTTTAAAATACCCTGAAAGGGGAATGGAGTTTTGGAGAATTATTCAAAATCAAAAAATATCACATATAATGAATGATTATGGGTGGACTGTTTTTAATTTGAAAAAAAACGCAATTACATTTTGCCAAAATTTAGATTATTCTCATTATTCTTTTATAAATTACGATATAGAAATAACAGAAGAAGTATTAAATATACTTAATAATCCTAAAGATTTTATATGTAGCGATTTTAAAGACCCAACTACTAATGTTTCTCTATTTCCAAGTTTATTATTTAACATTTTAAGTAAAGAAAATGCTAATAAAATTAATACTTTAATATCTAAACAAGAATATACTAGCTCAGACCCCATAACAAAACAATCTTTATATTTAGATGCAGAAGCATATTGGGGTCATTTAATTTCTAATTTTAATTATACTAAAGTAGAAACAAAAATAGTAGGATTGTTAGAAACAGGAAATCCAGATGTGTTAAATTATAATAAAAGTAATAATCAATATAAATTGTTTTTTTCTAAAAATGAAGTTATAGTATATGATAATTTTGAAGAAAAATTAGTAAAAATAAATATAAATGGAGAAGTAATTAATTTAAATAATAAACAATCTATTATATACTTTTCTGAAATAAAGAATTTAGGGTATTATCATAATAATGAATTAATAGATCTTACTTATAAAGTAAATAATGATATTTATAATAAAATAGAAGAACAATAATATTTATAAACAAAAATAAAATGAGTACAACAAAGTTATCAAAAGAAGAGTTGCAACAATTAAAAGATTCCCAATTAAAGGACAATGAAATTACTTTTGCCTTAGGACAAATAGAAATAAGAAAAGTATTTATTGAAAAAGAGAAACAAAAACTCCAAGATCAATACCAAAACCACCTTCAACAACAAGACAAATTAGGTAGGGAACTACAAGAAAAGTACGGAGAAGGTAATATTGATTTAGAAAAAGGAGAATTTATTAAGTTAAAATAGTTCTTTGAGAGAATCTTTAATATGTATAATAAAACAATATTAAAAATAACATATAAAGATGGCAGAAACATTATTATCTCCAGGTGTATTAGCTAGAGAAAACGACCAATCATTTATTACTCAACAACCTGCTGAAATTGGTGCTGCAATTATAGGACCAACAGCATTAGGTCCAGTTGAAGTACCTACTTTAGTTACTTCATTTAGTGAATACTCAGCAATTTTCGGTAATACAGTACAAAGTGCATCGATTGCCTATTCGTACTTAACTTCATTAGCAGCAAATAATTATTTCCAAAGTGGTGGGTCTAGTTTATTAGTTACTAGAGTAACTCCAGAAGATTTTACTTCTGCGACAAGCTCATTTATTAGTACAGTAGATGGATCTGGTTTATTAACCGGAGATGACAATGCAGCAGTTTTATTTAGTTCTGTAACATCTGCAGGTAATGCATTTACAGGTTCTGGAATAGAAATTTTTGCTGCACCTCAAACTTTTACTACTAACGGTGGTGGAGTAGGAGCAACATTTTCACTTCAAACTAATAACGGAGTAGTAACAGGAGTTACAGCATCCGCAGCTGGAAATGGATATGAAGTAGGAGATACAATTACATTTTCAACTAATGATGTAGGTGGTTCTCCATTAGTAGCAACTGAATTAACAGGTTCAGCTACTTTAGGATTTGCAAATGGTAATGATGGTACTTTTACAATTGCTCAAGGAGCTACTGCCGCAACACAAGCTGTAGTAAGTGGAGTTAATGCAACAGGAGTAACTGGAGTAACTTTTACAATAACCACAGCAGGAGGAGATGGATCTGCTGCTATTACAACTATAACTGCTACAGGATTAGGAGAAGGAGCTAAAGTAGGAACAATTTTTACAATATCAAATGATGCTATTAATAGTGCAATAGGTGCTGGTAATGGTACTGGAAGTACTGTTATTACAATTACTGAAGCAGATTTAACTGCAGATACTGCTATTATAACATTAGAAGAAGACAATTTAGCAGATGTAAACCAACCTTTTGTATTGGAAACCATTTCTGAAGGTTCAGTAATGAATACAGGAACACAAGAATTAAGTGGAGGGGCATTAGCAACTGGATCACGTGAAAATATACGTTGGTCAGTAGCAAGTGTAAATACAGGTTCAGGAACATTTAGTTTACTTATCCGTAGAGGTGATGATAATTCAAATCAACAAACGGTATTAGAACAATATACTAATGTGTCATTAGACCCGTACCAACCAAATTATATAGCATCTCAAATCGGTGATATTAGCAAACGTTTAGTAAATGAAGGTTCAGATTATTTTATACAAGAATCAGGATCATATGCTAATTTATCAAGATATGTAAGAGTTAAGTCTGTAAATATGAAAACTCCTAATTATTTCGATAATAATGGACAAGCAAAATCTGAATTTACAGGATCTCTACCAGCTATCCAATCCGGTTCATTTAATGGAGCAGCAGGAGACAATATAGTATCTGGAAGAGTTGCTAATTTCTATAATAATATAGGAGATGGTGCTGCTTTTGATACACAAGGTTTAACTGGTAGTAATTATGATAACGCAATTGCTTTATTAGGAAATGTAGATGAGTACCAATATAATGTAATAAGTGCTCCTGGATTACTTAACGCAACTCACGCAACTCAAACAACAGCTTTAATTAATAACTCAATAAATAGAGGAGATAATATTGCAGTACTAGATTTAGTAAAGTATGGTAGCTCAATCGCTTCAGTATCCCAAGCAGCAGCTGCATTTGACAATAGTTATGCAGCAACATATTGGCCATGGGTTCAAATGCTTGATCCACAAACAGGTGAATTAGTATTTTGCCCAGCCTCAACTGTAATCCCTGGGGTGTATGTATTTACAGACGCTTCAAGTGAACCATGGTTTGCACCAGCAGGATTAACTAGAGGTGCTTTAGGACAAGTAGTTAGAGCTGAAAGAAGACTAACAGCTAATAACAGAGATACTTTATATGAAGCAAATGTTAACCCACTTGCAACATTCCCACAAGCAGGAGTAGTTGTATTTGGTCAGAAAACATTACAAAAACGTTCTAGTGCTTTAGATAGAGTAAATGTACGTAGATTATTAATTGCTCTTAAAGGATTTATTTCTGGAGTTGCTGATAATTTAGTGTTTGAACAAAATACAATTGCTACAAGAAATAATTTCTTAAGTGTAGTAAATCCGTATTTAGAAGGAGTACAACAAAGACAAGGATTGTATGCATTTAAAGTAGTAATGGATGACACTAATAATAACCCAACTGTAATAGATAGAAATGAGTTAGTAGGACAAATATTCTTACAACCAACTAAAACAGCTGAATTTGTAATATTAGATTTCAATGTATTACCAACTGGAGCAACTTTCCCAGCGTAAGAATTAAAAAGATAAATATTTATAATAAAATAAAAAAATAAAATGGCAGTATTAGATCCAAACGAAATATTTTTCACCGCTTTTGAGCCAAAACAAGCAAACAGATTCGTCATGTATATTGATGGTATTCCAGCTTATTTGGTAAAAGAAGTAGGGGCTGTAACTTTATCACAAGGTACAGTTGAATTAAATCATATTAATGTATCAAGATATGTAAAAGGAAAATCCACTTGGGACCCAATTTCTTTAACATTATTTGATCCAATTACCCCATCTGGAGCACAAGCAACTATGGAATGGGTACGTTTACACCACGAATCAGTTACTGGTCGTGATGGGTATAGTGATTTCTATAAAAAAGATCTTACTTTTAACGTACTAGGGCCTGTAGGAGATATCGTATCTGAATGGATTATAAAAGGTGCATTTATTACAAACGCATCATTTGGAGATTATAATTGGGACACAGTAGATACTGCACAAAACATTTCAATTACAGTACAACCAGATTATTGTATTTTAAATTTCTAAAATTTTACCCACCCCTGATTAGAAAATAGCTTGGCTTTTGCCAGGCTTTTTCTTATTTTACCTACATGGTTCAAAACTATTCAGATTTCTTATCTTCTACTGAAATTAATTTAATAAAAGAAGAAGTATATAATTTAAAACAATATTGGAAACATTCTTCCCAATATCGAAATTCAAATTTATTACCCTACAAAGATACTCCTCTTATAGAAGTTTTAAAGGACCAATATAAAGCAGAATATCTTTTAGGAGATGCTTTATATAGATTAGAGGGACATAAAGAAGATATAACGTTAGAAACCCAATTTGTGTTGTTAGAAACATTTCATTGGTTATATACAAAAATTACAAATAAAATTACAGAAGTTACTTCAATAACATCTGAATTAGAACCTGATCTTACCATTCCTGGATTTCATGTATATGCTAATAATATTCAACCTTTTAATGAATTTAATTATCATGTAGATACTAGTATTTTAGATTATTATCCTACTATTAATACCAATAAAATATATTCTTTTGTATCTCTTATAGAATGTAATGGAATTACTCCTTATCTAGATTATAAAACAGGAACTAAAGAATATAAATTAGGAAGTTTGCATATATGGAATGGGAATTTAAATCATAGGATAGGTGGATTTGAGTTAAAAAAAGGAGATTCAAGAATAACTTTTCAAGGTCATTATTATTATGATCCAAATACAAAAACAAATAAACTATTTTTTTAAAAATTGCGTGGAGATGTAATAAAAGTTTATTATATTAATATTTATAAACGCACAAAAACGTTATTAACAAAATAAAGATTATGGCCGAATTTAAATTAGCTACCGAAGTTGTAGACTTACCCTCAAAAGGATACTTATATTCTAAAGACTCTCCATTAGCAGAAGGAAAAATTGAAATTAAATACATGACTGCTAAAGAAGAAGACATTCTTACTAATTCTTCTTATATTCAAAAAGGAATAGTATTAGATAAATTATTTCAATCATTAATTGTTTCTAAAATAAATTATAACGATTTATTGATAGGAGACAAAAATGCAATTATGATTGCAGCTCGTATTTTAGGGTATGGTAAAGATTATAATTTTACATATGAAGGTGTAGAAGAAACAGTTGATTTAACTGATGTAAATAATACTGAAATAGATGAAGAATTGTTTAAATCCGGTAAAAATGAATTTGATTTTACATTCCCCCATTCTGGCAATGAAATTACTTTTAAATTATTAAATCACGGTGATGAAACAAAAATTCAACGTGAGTTAGATGGTCTAAAGAAAATAAATAAAAATGAAGACCCTACTCTTACCACAAGATTAAAACATACTATTCTATCAGTAGAAGGAAAAACAGAAAAAAAGGATATTCGAGAGTTTGTAGATAAATATCTACTAGCACGAGATGCTCGTGCTTTAAGAGAATATATTAAGTCAATGTCACCAGATATAGATTTAACTTTTTTTCCCTCTGGTAGCGAAACAACAAAAACAATTCCAATTGGGGTTGGATTTTTTTGGCCTGACTTTGGAAAATAGTCAAATATACAGAAAAAACTTATTTACTCAAATACATAACATAGTCTTCCATGGAAATGGAGGCTATGATTGGTTTACGATATATAATATGCCTATTTGGTTACGTAAATTTACTTTTAATGAAATAAATGAGTATAATAAAGACCAAAATGAAAAAGCAAATAAATCAAAAAATAAAGATTCATTAGTTAATACTAAGGGTCAAGTAAATAGACCCCAATTTAAAAACAAGTCTAGTTATAAGTAAAATTATTTCTTTTAATATTTATAACAAAATACCCATATGGCATTAGGAGACGATGTAAAAAAAGCTACACAAGAGGCACAAGAATTTAAAGAAATAATGTTGCAATTAGACTCAACATTAGCATCTTTAGCTACTACATTTGCAAGTGGGTTTAGTAAAGGGATAGATGATGCTGTAGTAAAAGCAGAAAAATTAACTAAGGTTTATGAAAAAGATCTTTCAAAAGCAGTAACTCAATCTAGAAAAGATCAAGAGGAAATAATAAAACTCCAGGATCAAGCCAATAAAGGTAAAGCTAGTGAAGCTAAAATAGCATCAAAACTTACTGATATAGAATCAAAAAGACAATCAGTTCTCGATAAAATTGAAAATGCTAAAAGGGAAGGTTTAAAAATTGATTATGAAGAAGCAAATTCTTTAGTAGGAGTTTACAACGAACAAACAAAAATTACTAAAGAAATCCAAGATAGAGTTAAAGCTCAAGATAAATCTTTAGGTGCTATTGGTAAAATTTCAGGAGCATTTACTGGTTTATTAGGTAAACTAGGAATGGGTGACCTTAATAAGTTTTTTAACTTAGATAAGGCAAATGAAGCATCTAAAGTACAATTAGAAAACCTAGGTAAAAGTGCAACTGCAGGTAAAAAAATAAGTGTTGTTACTGGAAATATAGTTAAAAATTTAGATGTAGCAGGACTAGGAGCAGGTCTTTTATTTAGTTTAGCTGGTAAACTATTTGACCAATTTAAAAAGGCAGACCAATCTACAACTGAAATTGCTCGTGGCCTTAGTATGTCTAAATCTGAAGCTAAGGAATTTAAAAAAGAAATGCATGAGTCTAGTAAGGCAGCAGGTCTTACTGGTATTACTATAAAAGAACAGAAAAAAGCAGTAATGTCCTTAAATAAGGCTTTAGGGGGAACTGCAATTGCGTTTGGTAAAGATATTAGAGAAGGAGCAGCTGAGTCTCTTGCATTACTTGGATTATCAGAAGAAGCAGTAGGTAACATGGCTAAATTAGCTATGGTTACTGGTAAAAATTTTAAAACACTAGAAAAAGAACAAGCTAAAGGGGTTTTAGATGCTGAAAGAGAATTTGGTATTAGATTAAAATTATCAGATGTATTAGATGAAGCTAATAAAATAACAGGCCTTGCAAGGGTTAATGCCATGGGTCTTGAAGGGGGGTTAACAAAGGCAGTAGCAACTGCTAAATCTCTAG